ATGAGTTACTGGGAGCAATCTCATCTCAGCGGTTAGTTCACTCGGGACAAGATGAACTAACTAAACAATGCCTATCCGCCGTCAAGTTGCCTTTCGGTGACGGCGGTTGGGTAATGGGCCGCAAAGTTTCTAATGCGATTATCTGTGGAGCTGTGGCAACTGCTATGGCGACTCACTTCGCCACAAAATCAAACGATGGCGTAGATATAGTAATTATGTAGCACAGACCCTTTACAATAAAGGCTTAATGGGTGCTATTAGAGATTTCTTCTTTCCACAAGTAACCGCGCAGACACCGCAAAGAACAAGCGATGTAACTGCCGCGCTAACTCCCGTCCAAATTAGCGATTCCGTTTACAACATTCTTGGTGGTGCTACAAATACGACTCGCCAATTGGCTATGAGCGTTCCTTCAATTGCTCGCGCTAGAAATATCATTTGTGGCACAACAGGATCACTACCTCTTGAGCAATATAACAAGCTTACCGGCGAACACGTTGATCCACTTCGCGTTATCAATCAGCCAGACCCTCGCGTTCCCGGAAGTCTTATCTACACTTGGCTTGCAGAGGACATTTGGTTATACGGCGTCGGCTATGGACAAGTTCTTGAAATGTATTCGGCAACCGATGGCGGCAAAGTCCGCGCTTGGACTCGCGTTAGCCCAGATCGCGTAACAGTAGATACAAATTTCCGCAACACAATGATTGAGTCATACAAAGTTGATGGAATGGACGTTCCTAACTCCGGAATTGGTTCAATTATTCGCTTCGATGGTTACGACGAAGGATTCTTACACCGCGCTGGTAAAACTGTCAGCGCTGCTGTATATCTTGAAAACGCAGCAGTTAATTATGCTAAAGAACCTAACCCATCAATGGTTCTTAAATCCAATGGCACAAATCTCACAGCTGAAAGAGTTTCATCACTTCTCAGCGCTTGGCGCACCGCTCGTCAAACTCGCTCGACTGCTTTCCTCAATGCAGACGTTGATTTGAAAGAATTTGGTTACGATCCTAAGTCTTTGCAATTAGCCGAAGCGCGTCAATATGTAGCTTTAGAATTGGCTCGAGCAGCTGGTATTCCAGCCTACTTCCTGAGCGCCGAAACTACTTCGATGACTTACTCAAACTCTATTAGTGAGCGGCGCTCTTTGGTTGATTTTTCATTGCGGCCGCTACTCACAGCAATTGAGAAACGCCTTTCAATGCCGGATTTTGTTCCAGCAACGACTGAAGTGCGTTTCGACCTTGATGACTTCTTGCGCGGCAATCCTCTGGAGAGAGCGCAAGTTTATGAAATCCTAAACCGCATCGGCGCGATGAGCGTTGAGCAGATTCAAGAAGAAGAGGACTTGATCCGATGAAGATCAATATGCCAATGGTCGTAACTGCGGCCGATACAGTAAAACGCACCATCAGCGGCACCATTGTCACTTGGAACGAGCAGGGTAATACCTCAGTCGGGCCAACAGTTTTCGCAGCTGATTCAATCGAGATGAAGCCCGTAAAATTGCTCCTCGAGCACGATCGCACTCGCCCAATTGGCAAGTTGATGAGCCACGAAGTCACCACAAACGGAATCGTTGCGACCTTCAAAATTGCCAACACAATGGCCGGCGAAGATGCCTTGATTGAAGCCACAGAAGGATTGCGCGACGGATTTAGCGTCGGCGCACAAATTAATGAATGGACAAATAACAAGGGCGTTATGCAAATTACCTCAGCAACCCTCGACGAAGTTTCTCTTGTTACTGATCCTGCAATTGATTCCGCTCGAGTAAGCGAAGTCGCTGCTTCCGAGAATGAGGCACCCAAAGAAGATTCTGCTCCGGCAACCGCTGAAGCAGACAACCAAACCGAAGGAGAACAAGTGTCAGACACTACCGTTCCAGCTCCTGCCGAAGAAACGGTAGAAGCTGCTAAGGTGGAAACAGTTGCGGCATCACGCCCAGCGTTCTTCACCACTCCTCGCCTTGAGTTCACAAAGGCGAAATATCTCGAGAATAGCGTCCGCGCTAAGCTCGGCGATGATGCTGCACGTCAATATGTGATGGCTGCAGATGACACCACAAGCAACAACGCTGGTCTCATCCCAACACGTCAATTGACCGAAATCATCAATCCACTTTCCAATGCAGATCGCCCAGCCGTTGATTCGGTATCTCGCGGCGTTCTTCCAGATGCAGGAATGACTTTCGAGATTCCTAAAATCACCGCAGTTCCAACAGTAGGCGAAGAAGCCGAAGCAGCTGCAATTGACGAAACAGGAATGACAAACGAATTCCTCTCAGTATCCGTTAAGAAGTATGCCGGCGGACAAACTTTCTCCGTTGAACTTCTAGATCGTTCTTCACCAGCGTTCTTCGATGAACTCGTTCGTCAGATGGAGTACGCATACGCAAAGGCAACCGACGTTGCAGTTGTCGCTGGCTTAATTGCCGGTGGAACTGATGGCGGAAATCGCACTCTCGATGCTGCTGGTATTCTCGACTTCGTATCTGATGCTGGCGTTTCAATCTACGCTGGAACTCTCGGATTCGCTCAAAACATCATCGCATCACCTCAGCAATGGGGCGCGATTCAAAACCTTGCTGATGCAGGACGTCCGATTTATCAGAACCTTATTGGCAATATGAATCAAGGCGGTAATCTCTCATCTGGTTCAGCAACCGGCAATCTTCTCGGCCTAAACTTCCGCGTTGATCGTAACCTCACAACAGGTTCCGGAGTTGGCGATAACACCATCATTGTTATCAACCCAGATGCTTACACTTGGTTTGAGTCCAGCCGCTTCCGTCTCCAGACAAATGTCGCACTAAACGGCCAAATTGAGGTCGCTTATTACGGCTACGGCGCACTTGCCACCAAGATTGGCGCTGGCGCATACCGCTGGATGGTTGCTTAGTCAAAACCCTAAAAGTGACGGCCAGTCCGCTCCCGAGCTGGCCTGTCACCCTCTAAATCGAAAGGAAAACGAGATGCCAACAATTGTCACAGCCACAGAGCTTCGCACGATTCTCGGCGTCTCGTCTTCCCTTTATTCAGACGCTTATTTGGCAGATATTGTGGATGCAAGCGAGAATCTAATTTTGCCAATGCTTGTTACCTTCCAGAGCAAGATTAACAAAGTATCTCTAGAAAATAACGTCGCTTATTTTTACACCGCAACAATTCACGAATTTACCGAAGGTCAATCGGTTGTTATCACAAGTGTCGGAGCGCCTTTCAACGGCACTCACACAGTTACAGATGATTTAATTGGCCCCTATGTATTTACCGCCGCCATCACAAATGCTGACGTATTGGAAAAGAACATTATCCCAGCAGGAAACGCTGCGCTCTCTGGCGCATCAACCTATGTGGGAAATGCAAACGTCGAAGCTGCCGTTTTGGCTATTTCTGTCGAAATCTTCCAAGCCAGAACCGCTGCTGGGGGATCAATCGAAGGCATAGATTTCGCAGTTACACCTTACAGACTTTCAAAGAATTTATTGGCAAAGGTAACTGGGCTTCTTGGCCCATATCTTGATACCGATGCGATGGTGGGATAATGCCCGCCTCCACAGTTTTATCTTCTATCCGGACACCGCTGGCAACTGCACTCGCTTCCGTTTCGGCTAACGTTTATTCATACGTTCCCGAAGCTGTGCAAGTTCCAGCGGTTATTCTTGTCCCAGATTCACCTTACTTGGAATTAAACACAATTAACGACTCAACAATTCACGCAAAAATCAATATGACCATTACTTGCGGAGTCGCTTATCTTTCCAACCCAGCATCACTCGATAATCTCGAGCAGCTGATATTTTCAGTTTTGGCAGTAATACCGGACGGCTACACAGTCGGGCCAGTAGAACGGCCATCGGTTACGCAAGTAGGCGCGGTTAATTTATTAGTCGCTGACATTCGCGTTTCCACCTATTACACACAAACTAACTAGGAGAAATAGTGGCAACCACAGTAATCACCGGTCGCGATATTTCGTTGTCTTTCACAGGTGGAACGGACATCGAAGCCCAAGCGACAAACGCTGTATTGACAAAAACTTTCGTCCGTGAGACTTATCAGACTCTCGACGGAGAAGCTTACAAAGTAGTGAATGTTGAGGCATCCTTCCAGCTCGATATGCTCGCTGATTGGGGTAAGACTAACTCAGTATGCGAAGCACTTTGGACAGCTTGCGACACTTCCCCAAATTCGGAAATTTCAGTAACTTTGACTGCCGCAACTGGCGCTCAATTCGTTTTCCCAATTTTGCCTGAATATCCAACAGCAGGCGGAGCAGGGATTGACGCACAAACTGTCTCTTACACCTTTAAGGTTGCAAGAGGCGAAGTCACAGAGACCTTCAGCTAAGAGATCAGGAGAATCGGGAGATGAAGTTAGCAATCACAATTAAATATACGAATGGCGAGGAAGTCACCTACAACGCTGGACTCCCAGAGTGGGCGAAGTGGGAACGCAAAACGGGTAAGTCTATTTATTCGATGAAGGATATTTCGGCTTATCAACAAGCGGACTTCCTCGACCTAGCCTATTTCGCTTACAAGCGAGACGCGGCTGGGAAACCGACAAAATCCCAAGAAGTGTGGGAATTATCGGTAGAAGAAATGACGATTGGAGATGACAGCCCAAAAGTTTCGAAGCCGGAAGCATCAACCGACTAATAATCGAGATTGCAATTGCAACCGGTATTCCGATGAGTGAATGGACTGACATAGACCAAGTTCTAACGGCAATTGACATATTGAAGGAGCGCAAAGGTGGCAGATGAGTTACCAATCAGCTATGACAAGCGCGAACTTCGTTCAATCATTGCCGCGTTCAAAGCGATGGACGATGAAGCTGTTGATGCGGCTAAACGCGAAAGTTTTGCGCTGGCTCAATATGCAGCCAACGAAGTTAAGGCCTACGGCATTACCAGAACCTTTGGACAAGCCGTTGTCGATCGCATTACAAGTGGCGTTAAAGTTTCCAAGTCCTCGAAGATTGGCGAGTTATCTTACGGATTCGCGTCTCAGCGTTTCTCTGGTGGAGGATCAACTAAAGACCTCTGGGCAGGTTACGAATTCGGATCTAATCGTTATGGTCAGTTCCCACGACGCACCCCACGTCAGGGGCGAGGAAATTCTGGCTATTTCATCTATCCAGCACTTCGCAAAATTCAGCCTCAATTGATTGCGAAGTGGGAAGATGCGTTTTCTAAAATTATTGGAAAGTGGGATGATTAATGGCTGGCAGTAGAACCCTCAAACTATCCATTCTTGCGGACGTTGATGACCTAAAAAAGAAGCTGGACTCCGGAGCCAATGAGGTCGAAGGCTTTGGCGGCAAACTAGAAAAATTTGGCAAGGTTGCTGCCGCTGCTTTCGCTGCTGCTGCCGCTGCGGCTGCTGCGTATGCTGGCAAGTTAGCCATTGAGGGCGTTAAGGCTGCCATCGAAGATGAAGCCGCACAAAAACGCTTAGCACTAGCACTTCAAAATGTTACAAGTGCTACAGATGCACAAATCGCAGCAATCGAAGAACAAATTTTACAAACCTCATTGGCGACTGGCGTAGCTGATGACAAATTGCGTCCGGCTTTGCAGCGTCTTGCTGTTGCTACGGGATCGGTAGAAAAATCCCAAGAATTATTAACTTTGGCTTTAGACGTATCTGCCGCAACGGGTAAAGACGTTGAGACTGTGGCTAATGCTCTTGGTAAAGCCTACGAAGGCAACACAGCTTCATTGGCTCGTCTAGGTATTGGATTATCCTCTGCTGAAATCAAAACTCTTGGCTTAGAGGGAACTGTAAAACAACTTTCCGAAACTTTCGGGGGAGCTGCGGCAACTCAAGCCAATACCTTTGAAGGTCAAATCAAGAGATTACAAGTTGCTTTCGACGAAGCAAAGGAATCAGTCGGGGCAGCATTATTACCAACTCTACAAAATTTATTAGATTTCTTCATAAATACTGTAATTCCGAAATTTAAAGAATTTAAAGACGATGCAATTAAGCCCGTTACGGACGCTATTGCAAGGAATAAAGATTCATTGACTGTTTTATATGATTTTATTAAAGACTTTGTTATTCCTATAATTCTAAACAATTTTGGAAACGCTCTAAAATTTATTGGTACTGTTGCTGCTGGTATCTTGGACATTATTTCATTTGTTGTTACCGGCATACAGAAGGCTGTTACTGTTGCGATTGCAGCGATTAACGCAATCATAACTGCTTACAATGCTATTCCGATTTTACCCAATATTCCAACGATTTCTGCTCCTAGTTTTACAAGTCCAAATACTCCTTCAAGTTCTAGTCGCTTAACTTCAGTATTAAGAACAACACCGATTAAAACAATTAGCACTCCCAGCACTTCAACTCCTAAAGTGACTACACCTGCGGGCACAGGCACAACTTCCGGAATAACAACAACCATCATTCCAAGCGGCAAAGCTATACCATCAAATTTCGATGTGGCTAACGTTCGACAAGGTGAAGAAAAAGGCAATGTGATTATCAATGTCAATAGTCCTAGCGTCATTGACGAAGAAGGATTTACGCGAGCAGTTATTCTTGCTCTCAACAATTCGACTAATCGCGGCACAACCGGTGCTGGCGATCTCAGAACGAACGCTCAAATCCTATGACAGCTTGGACACCTGTTTGGCGAATCTCAGCCAACGGCGACACAGTAACGTCTGTTACCTTGACGGATCTTCAAATTACCTCTGGCAGGACGGATATAAATTCGCCAACACCTGCTGGTTATTGTTCTTTGCGTCTTATCAATACAACCGAAGAGGTCTATGACTTCTCAATAAATACGGCTATTCTTATTGAGGTTCAGAATAGTTCTGGGACTTATGTGCCTATATTCGGCGGTCGGATCTCAGACATTCGCCAAATCGTCACAACAACGGGAAGCGAAGCAGCCATAACAACAATTAACATTACGGCCGTCGGTGCTTTAGCCAAATTACAAAGAGCCACCTTCGATGGCAACTTAGCCGAAGGTTTAGACGGCGCTCAAATACTCGACCTACTTGATGATTTGTTACTTAATTCTTGGAATGAACTTCCACCAGCCGAAAGTTGGGATACCTATAACGCCACAGAGACTTGGGCTAATGCGTCAAATATTGGCTTAGGTGAAATTGATGCTGGTGAATATACGATGGTGAGCCGACAAATCAACGACCAAGTTATTTATAGCATTGTCAATCAAATCGCCTCATCAGCTCTGGGATATATGTACGAAGATGCCAACGGACTAATTAACTATGCAGACGCCAGCCATCGGCAGGATTATCTGGTAGCCAATGGATATACCGATCTTGATGCCAATCAGGCAATCGGCGCAGGAATTGGGATAGTGCAGCGTCAAGGCGAATTGGTGAACAAGCTTGTTGTGGATTACGGCAATAATTTTAACAGCCAATATATTGCTGAAGATGCCGCTTCGCAATTGGCGTATGGCCTTTACTCGGAGCAGTTCTCCAGCTATGTCAAGAGCGCTGGCGACGTTCAATCAATGGCCGATCGAGTCATTCAATTACGAGCCTATCCTCGTTATTTATTCCAGACGATTACCTTTGCTTTGCAAAATCCCGAGATTGACAACGTAGATCGAGATGCCCTTCTTAATATCTTTATGGGCCAGCCTGTCAGAATCGCCAATTTGCCACCTCAGCTTCTCGGCGGCGAATTCACCGGTTATGTCGAGGGCTGGACTTTCAGAGCCTCGCTTTCCGGTCTCTCAATTACCCTTAACGCCAGCCCAATAGAATTTTCAGCAGTAGCCCAAAGATGGGAACAAGTCAACGCGGCAGAAAGCTGGAATAGTGTCCTCAGTACCCTAGAATGGGAAAACGCGATTGGAGTGATTAGTTAATGCCTACAACAAGCAATTTCGGCTGGACAACACCGGCTGATACCGACCTAGTCAAGAATGGTGCTTTAGCCATTAGAACGCTGGCCAACGGTATTGATACCTCGATGGCCGAGCTTAAAGGCGGCACAACTGGACAAGTCCTTAGCAAGACCAGCAATACCGATATGGACTTTACTTGGGTCACTCAAGATGATGCCAACGCCATTCAAAATACAATTGTTGATGCTAAAGGTGATTTAATCACGGCAACTGCCAACGATACTCCTGCAAGATTAGCTGTGGGATCTAATGACCAAGTTTTAACTGCAGATTCAAGTACCGCTACCGGCTTGAAGTGGGCTACTCCTGCTGCTGGCGGTGGAATGACCTTGATCAACACAGGTGGCACAGCTCTAAGTGGCGCAAGCGTTACAGTTTCATCTATCCCTAACACTTACAAGCATTTATATGTAGTGTTGGAAGATGTATATGAAGCAACAACTGCTGGCGGTATTAAGATGCGTTTTAATTCTGATACTGGAACTAATTACTATTGGAGCTTCGTAAGAAATATCAATGCAACACTGGCTGGTTCATCAGCTGGCACAACTTCATTACAACTTGAAACTCGCGTTGGATCAACCAACACAAATTTCAAAAAAGCCCAAGTGCAGGTCTGGTTGCCAAGATATACGAATACGACGCCTAAGGCGGCGCATAGCCAAAGTTATGGCCACGATGATACTAACCCATCTAGTTTGTCAGTCAGCGGAACTTATATTGGCGGTAGTGCTATTTCATCAATAACAGTATTTGGTGATTACAATTTTAGCGGTGGAACAATTTATGTATATGGAGTCAATTGATGAGCAAACCAACGATAACCATTCACAATGCTGAAACTGGCGAAATTACTGAGCGCGAAATGAACGCTGATGAATTAGCGCAATGGGAAATAGATCAAGCCGATGCGGCAACCAAGCAACAAGCTGAAGCGGAAGCGGCAGCAAACAAAGCAGCTTTATTGGAAAAACTTGGTATTACCGCAGAAGAAGCCAAGCTTCTTATTAACTAATGGCAAAGCTCTGTAAAGCCGGTCAGCAACTTCGCGAGCAAATAGATGACGACTATCCTGATCGCGACCGCAAGTCTGATGGCTGGATTGCTGATGCTCGCCATTTGGCGAAAGGCAATTCAGACCATATACCGCAAGATGGAATAGTTCGCGCTTTAGACATTGATGCTGATCTAAATGCTCACAAAGAAGAGGCTTATGCCCTTGTCGAGAAGATTCGCAAATGCGCAAAGCAAGGCGATAAACGGATTAAATACATAATTTACGACGGGCAGATTATGAGCCCGATAATGAATTGGAAGCGCAGAAAATACAGAGGTCCTAACCCTCACCGGTCGCACTTCCATATTAGCTTTACAACTTTGGGAGACAAAGACGGCAGCTGGTTCGACCTTGAAGGAGACAGACAAAATGGCAGAATTGAAACTGATGGCGGGAACGTGGGCGAAAACATTCGTCGCGACGGCTCTCTCGACATACCTCTCAGTAGGACTTCAACCCGACTACATTCTCAATGCAGCACTTGTGAGTGTGTTGCCTTCCGTGATTAACTGGCTTAACCCGAATTACGAGCGTTACGGCAAAGTTAAGTAATGGCAGCCTCCGACCTCGCCGCGACTATCGCCAGCGTTCTCGGATCAATCGGCCTACTTATCGCCGGACTGAGATACATCATCAAACTTGAGAACATTCCCATTGTGTCGCGCCTCGACAAGATGGAGTCTCAGTTAGAATTAGCCCTCTCAGCAAAGGTGGCTAGAAATGGCAACAAGAAAACGCGTTAAGAAGCCAGTCAAGAAGGTGGCTAAACGTCGCAAAACGACGAAGGAGCCAATTCTTACCAAGCTGGATTTCTGGGCTATTGCTGCCAAAGAAGTCTACGACGCTTGCCGCAAAGCCGGAATGGACGAAGGCACAGCTCTCGCCTTTGCGATGGATAGAAGTTCTTATCCCGATTGGATTGTTGATCCGAGCGACCCAATAAAAAATCCGCTCGATGATTGGGAAGAGGACGACTAATTTACCTTCGCGAGGTGGAACTATTCGAGGCGCTTAAGTCGGTTTATCCGGACTTAACGCCAGTCTCACCCACCGACCGGCACGACGGCATTACCAGCGATTCTTATATTGAGATGAAGTGCCGCCGCACCCATTACCCCACATTATTGATTGAGAAGAAGAAGTGGGATTATCTGGCTGAAATAAGGGCTAGGACGGGCGCTAGGACGCTTTATATCAACTCCACCCCACAAGGGGTCTATCAGTTCGACTTAGGGGCTATAAACGAGCCTGAGTGGCAATTAAAGGCCCTTCCAGATAAGACCGATTACGCCAATAAAGGGCTAGTGGAGAAGCTTTGTGGGTTTTTAGACTTGCGACACTCCGAACTGCTTCTTGTATAAATCCATTTATTTAAATACATTTATCCCGTAAATCCATTTGAGGATTACAGAACGGGAGCGTAAGTGATAAATAATCCAGCAATAATTCGATTTGATAGCACTTCGGGCGCTTGGTCTGATGGTAAGAATTACGTCAAAGGCCAGATTATTCGCCGATATGCCATCGAGTCGCTAGGTAGAAAATCAGTAAGAGGGCGATTGAGCAGAGAAGAAATCTCGGCTTATTGGCTTGACCGATTTGGGGTGAATGCTGATGTTCAATGAAGGCATCTTCTTTGCGCTTTATTGCATAACCCTATGGATTGCACACCGCGCATATATCAGCATCAAAGCCAAAGCCTTTAACGAGGGATATAAGAGAGGTCGGGCGAGCATAAATGTCAGAGAGATCGTTAAGTGACTGGCTCTCGGACGCTGGTGACACCCTCGATGACAGGGGGTTGGAATATGGCGACCCGAGGCACAATCTTTTACGCATTTACAAAATCGCGAGACAACTCGGTGTTCAGCTCAGAGACCCATCTGACGTGGCGCTTGTATTTATCTCGACAAAACTCAGCCGAATGGTGGAAAGTCCAGAGCGCGAAGATTCGTATCTCGATCTCATTGGATATTCCGCTATTTTATCTTTCTGCCGATTCAGTTCACCAGAAGATTGGGACGACGTTGAGCTTGACTCGCAATCATAACCAACACCAGTGGTGTGACTATTGCAAGATGCGATGGGGACAATTGAAAGATGGGACCTGGCACCACAAAGCCCAAGTGCCAGCTGTATGGAAGGTGCAATCTGAAACGCCCACGCGGCGTATGCAGGTGCGCTTTTACTGCCAACCTTGTGCAAATGAAGCACAGAACTGGCCGGACGGAACGTTCTGGTCTTTGAAAGAACAATTGGAATATGCGATAGATGACTTCGCAGGGAGAGAGAAATTAAATGTCGAACTATCTTGATGATTATGTAAGTGTGCAAGACCGCTTAAAGGAGTTTATTAATGCCTATCCGGATTACAGAATTAAGACTCACGTCTTGGAAGAATCGCTTGCGTCTAGCTGTGATGTATATATTGTTAAGACTGAGCTTTACCGGACTGAGGCTGATGCTGCGCCTTGGACGACAGGACTTAGCAGCGAATCAAAACAAAAGCAGTATGCTCTGGAGCTTGCAGAGACTGGCTCTTTGGGGAGAAGCCTTAACCTCGCTGGATTTTTTGCAAAACCAAGTGGGGCCCCTAAAAAGCCTATTCAGACAACTAAGCCAGAACTCGCCCAATTTGTTAAAGAACAACGCCCCAATGATCCTGAACCGATTGTCTGGGACGTTACGGCTATCGCAGAAGAATTCGGAGCCGAAGTAATTGATGAAATTCCACTCTGTAATCACGGCCCAATGATTCTCAAACAAGGGAACAAAGACGGCAAAGAGTATCGAGGCTGGGTCTGCTCAGAACGCAACAAGGCTGCCCAATGTCCGGCTAGGTGGCAGAGAATTGGATCAGATGGCAAATGGACATTCCAAAAATAAACGAAATGCACCCTTTCAAGTGTGGGCCTTGCAAGAAGGTGACACCACACTTTTACATCACCAAGTATGAATCAGAAATCCAAGAGGGTGATTGGGTGTGGTTAATGGAGTGTCAGAATTGCTTCGAGCAGCGGTTATTTGATCCAATTGACCGAGTGATTAGTCGAGAGGACGAAATAACGCGCTGCGACCAATGCGGCAATTACAAGATGAAAGCTGCTAAATGCCGAATCTGTAAAATAGCCGATGGACAAGAGCGCATTAAAGAGCGCTACTGGAACGGCAACGCCACACTTGAGAGGTTCATTGATGCCGACATATGATTTCGAATGTCCGGCTTGTGGGGACGTAATTGAGCAGTTCTTTCATATCTACGTCAGCCCAAAGATTAACTGCGGCCATTGTGGAGTTGAGATGCGAAAGCAATTCAAAGCCACTCCAGCACACTTCAAAGGCGATGGCTGGGCAGGGAAGAAGTAATGCCAAAGCCTCATTCAATTGCATATATTAAGCAGCTACTTGAGTGGGGCTTTGACAAAGAATTTATCGCCCGAGATATGGGCGTAAATCTGGCTTCATTAGAAGTCCGGTTAAACAGAGCAAAGAAAAGGGAGCAAAATGGCAATCAAGGATCTAAGTCTGAAACTAGCGGCGATTAGCCTGTTAGCAGACCAAGCAAAGCGCCTCAAGGACGAGCTGAGGGCTGAGTTACAAGCTGAGATGAATGAACTCGGCGCTGATCGAGTAAAGGCTGAACTAGGCGATGAGGTGGTTGCCTATATAACGACCAGTAAGCCCAAGTTTAAGTGGGTCGTTAAGTCAGATAAGAAGTTTATTGATTGGGTGAAAGCCAATGTGCCGAGTGAAATAGTTGAATCGGTAAGAGAGTCGTCAGTTGATGCGATATTGGATAAGTTTAATTACGTTGATGAGTTAGTTATTGATCCCAATGGTGAGCCAATTGATTGGTTGGAAGGTAGCCAGTCAGAGCCATTCTTAATGACAAAGTTTCACGGAGATGGACGTGAGAAGCTAAGAGAAGCCATAATTGGATTAAATGGAAGTCAAGAGATTGATGTGAGAAAAGTATTGGAACTCGAATGAAGATTGGTTCCCTCTGCTCTGGCTATGGTGGCTTAGATATGGCAATAGAAGCCTTTTATGGGGCTGAGACAGCCTTTATGTGTGACATTGATAAATATGCCTCAATCGTTATCAAAGAACGCTGGGGAGTGCCTAATTTGGGAGATATGAAGCAAGTAGATTGGTCGAATGTTGAACCGGTGGACATTCTGACAGCTGGTTATCCCTGCCAGCCTTTTAGCACCGCTGGACAACGTAAAGGATCAGCAGATGAGCGACATTTATGGCCCTATATCAAAGAAATTATTAGCCACTTACAACCCTCAAGAGTCATCTTGGAAAACGTCAGAGGCCATCTCACACTCGGATTCAAAGAAGTTCTCCAAGACCTTACCGAAATTGGGTATGACGCAAGATGGGCAATTGTTCGAGCTAGTGATGTTGGAGCACCCCACAGACGAGAGCGATTGTTCTGCGTCGCTCAACCTACCAACTCCAACAGCGTCAGATTCAACCTTCGAGAACTTGGAGCGACAAGGCATCAAGGGCAATCACAATTTGAGTCTGCCCAATGCTGTGAAACTGCTTCCGACTCCGACTGCTCGACACGTCAGCAATCACGACGAGCCGATAGACCAATTTCTCAATCGTCAAGCGAACTCATCAACGGGTCAAATAGGAATGAGCACTGGACTGGCATTGAGACTATTGCCAACACCGACAGCGAGAGACTTCAAGGGACCGCGAACGAGACAAATGACATTGCCAATGGCGGTGTTAGCAACACCGACAACAAATGTAAGTCATACGACGGGCAAATGTCGCAATTGGGGAGCCGATTTGCTTCACGATGTGAAATGCGATTGCGTCGAGCGCCGAACCCATTGGATATAAACAACAAATTAAACGCTAAATTCGTTGAATATATGATGGGATTGCCAATTGGTTGGGTGACTGATTTAGATATTAGTCGATCACAACAGTTGAAATTGTTAGGTAATGGAGTAGTTCCACAACAAGCATATTATGCGATTGATAAGTTAGAAAGGCTCTGACCTGCGGTTATGTTAACCTACTTGACAAGCCTGCTACCATCTCGCCAAAGCGCGGGCGCGGAGCTGGCCCTTAAGCGGAGGTCGAGGGAGGGCCTTTGTCTTCGCCTGATGGCTACGACACTAATTGCAGCTATACTATTAACAATAAATACATCGCCATCTAAAGCAGATATGAATCTAAAACTATATGCTTACAACCTTCTTAGTTGGCAAGAGTTTCAATGCTTTAACTGGCTCATTCATTATGAGAGCAGATGGAATCCAAAGGCTAGGAATGGCTCTCATTATGGGCTGGGCCAGATGCGTTCCACTTGGTATCGAGACCTAAGCCCACACGCACAAATTAAAGCCTCCATCAAATATATCCATCACAGATATAAAGACAGTTGTGATGCACTTACTCACTTCGAGCGCAAGGGTTGGCATTGAGTCACAAGCGATACAACACAGCGTATTATCAGCGCGTTCGAAGCGAAGTATTACAACGCGATTACTTCACTTGCCATTACTGCGGACAAGAGGCCAATACTGTGGATCACTTGATACCCATCAGTAAGGGCGGCACAGATGAAGCTACTAATATGGTTGCAGCTTGCATCAAATGTAATAGTGGTAAGCGCGATCGTATGACCCCTACCTTTTTTGAGCGCACACGGAAACCCACGACCCCCATTGGGAAGATTTTCCCTGAAAATGGCTCGGCTAGGCATTATTCGGAATGAAA